ATAAAGGAATCAACTCTACATATAGAAATGGGTTTTTCTTTTATCAAACTTTATTGGGTGGATACTGTTTCAAGTCTGTTGATAATATGTTTAGTGGAAATGAAGAGGGGATTGACGAGTCCAAGATGGGTATAGTTGGATATGCAAATTATTATAAAGGATTGGAAGTGACGTATAAACCTTCTAGTGGTGCAAAAGATAAACCATCAAGAGAGAGGGTTATGAAGATAGCGAAACCCCAATTATTCGATACCCTTACAGGAACATATGGTGGTGCATATTCATCAGGAATGGAAGGATATGACCCTATTAGAAAAATAGGATTTCAAGAAGCATATGATATAGAAGAAACCTTCGATAGAAATCAAAACCATGTTTCTAAAGTTCCGTTAATAAGAACAGAAAGAATGTTAGACCATTCAGGTGGTCAAGAACGAGGTTTGACTACAGAGGAACCTTCTACAGATGGAAGTGCAGTAGTAGATGCTCCACCTGTTCTAGATGTGCCACATCATTTTCAATTACCCCCAAACAAACAATTTCAAAGTACTGTAATTTATGACTATTATTCAAAACATGATTTTGATAATTCTAATGACATCGAATCAGATGAAGTTTTTCAGGGACAAGTGATTAAGGATAATTCGCAACTCGAAAGAAGAGGACTGTTGCAAATCTTACAACAACATACAGTTGTAATAACTATTCCAATAAGGAGTGATTTAACAGTAGGTCAGATAATAACTTTATCAATTCCTGAACCCGAAATTATGGATGAAACATCATCCACTGAAGATAGAATTAATGACAATAGATATCTAATTACAGATTTGTGCATCAATGCAAGTGTGTTTGAAGGAAGAGGATATATTGATTTAGAGTGTGTAAAAGAAAGTTTTGCAAAAGATATAACCGTGAGTGAGCTACAAAACATGAATAAATCGGGGTCTGCATCATCAGATGATAATACAGGTAAGGCAACATAATGAAAACATATTACGGAATAATAGAGGACAGACAAGACCCACTTAAGATTGGTAGGGTTCGTGTTCGTGTTCATGGGGTACACTCACCTGATAAGAATTCTATTTCAACACCCGACCTTCCATGGGCTCAAGTTATGCTCCCAACAACTTCTGCAGGGTTGTCAGGATTTGGAACACAACACGGACTTGTGGAAGGTTCCACGGTAATTCTATTTTTTAGAGATGGTGACTTGTGTCAACAACCAGTAGTGATTGGTTCAACTGCAGGTCTACCTGCATCAGGTTTTCGTGAAGCAATCGATGACGTTCTTATAACAAGAAACCCCGAACATGGATTTAATGACCCAAGAGGTTTGACAACTTCTGCATATGATGGGAAACCCGATGGTGCGAATCCCGACCATGCACCTAGAAGAGGGTTTGGATTAACTACTGCATTAGACACTGCACCTAAGATTTATGAATCTAGGGACATAAGTTATATCGGTAAGGGGTCTTCGATTACCGAACCTACGCTTACTGAAAAAGACTTACCCTATTATCCTTTATACACGGACAAGTCTGATTTATCTGCACTTGCTGGAACTACTGATGATGAGGGACTTCACGCAGGAAGAGATATTATTAAAGACCTTCTTCCTAGTAAGAAAGAAATCAAATGTCCTGCAAAACCAGTTTACCCATATAACAAGGTTGTACAGTCAGAGTCAGGTCATGTCATAGAGATGGATGACACACCTAGTGCCGAAAGACTTGCAATTGAACATAGGTCAGGAACGTTTCAGGAGATTCATCCTGACGGTTCTATGGTGACTAGAGTTGTAAATGACAACTACACTATTATTTGTAGAGACGAGGAAGTGTTCGTTGGTGGAAAGGTCAACATTAAAGTTCTAGGTGATGCAAAGATTGAAACCATAGGAAAACTCGAACTCAAAGCTTTTAAAGACGGTAAGATTGATGTTGTAGGTAAACTAGATATTGAAGCAGGTGGAGACATAACCTTAAAATCTGCGAAAGAAGTATTAGTTAAAGCAACTAAGTTTAGACCGAACTCTTAATTATGGGAACAATGACACTTCAATTGGTTGATGCAGAAACCAATAAACTTAAAGACAGTGAAGTCGAACCTTTAGAGGCGGAAATCCCATCAGCACTAGCGTGTCCTGAAGGGGACATCTTTTCCTTACCCACAAAAGACGAAATCGTAAACGCATTTAATGAAATGGCTGCAATCCCTGGCCAGATGCAAGCAAAAGTCCAAGAGATGAAAGCAGAAAAGGAAAAGGAGATTGCAGACTTATACAAACAATTAGAAGAAGCAGATACACAAGAAAAACGAGATGCAATAAACAAACAGATAGAAGAAAAGGAAAACTTTGTTAAGACTCAAATCGAAGGTGCGATACAAGAACAGATTGATGAGGTCACAGAAACTGTTGAAGAGTTTGTTGATACACTTGCAACAATATTATCTCCGTATTGGGATAAAGATGGTTTAAATCGGGACTGGCAAAAAGAGGCACGAGAAGCATTTAAAGAATTACTTGAAGAGTTTCATACATATATTCCAGTAAAGATTGCAGAAATCATTTCTTCTATAGTTCCAATTTCATTTACAATATCATTGATGGGTCTATCAATTGATGTTTTAAAACTAATTACTTCTCCTGCATACAAACAAGAGTTGATAGACCAAATATCAGGTAAGAGTTTCGACTTAGAAATAGTAGAGAAGTTCAAAGAGATACAAAAGATTAATGATGATATAGAAAAACTAGTAGAAGAGTTAGCAGACCCCGACATTAGTATGGAAGACCATATAAAGAAATCGGAAGAGTTGGAAGCACTAGAAAAGAAAAAGGCAGACCTATTAATTTCTGTTGATGATATCTATAAACTGAAAGATGATTTTGTAGACAAATTTTTTCAAATGGTTCCTGAAGAGTTTAGACAATTTGACGGTGAGTTTGGTGTAGTTGATAACAAGGGTAAAGCAAAGATAGTTTGGAATTATATCAAAACTGAAATCAAAGGATGGATTCAGAACTGGTATGTGAAAGCATTTGAAAAACTAATCGGCATCTTTGATAAGATTTGGAAACTGTTAGGTTTACCTGATTTACCTTTCTCTCAACTCATAGACATTATGACTTTCGATATCAAGGCAATGGTAGAAGCTGCAATCCAAACTCTAAAAGACCAGTGGAAAGAATTGAAAGAAAGTTTACAATCAGATATTGGTAAACTAGATGATAAGATGGATAAACTAAAAGAGGAATTAGCAGACCCCGATATATCCATGGAAGACCACATAAAGAAAATGGAAGAGTTGGAGAAACTACAACTAGAGAAAAAAGATTTAGAAAACAAGTTAATAGAAGAAGGTGAGAAGTTTAGAGGTCTAATTAAAGACAAGATACTAGGACTCAACCTTTTTGGTTTTAGTATAAAAAGTATTCTAGGTGAAATTGAATCGACCACTGCTTCAATCGAAGAAGAAATTTCAGAAATGCTTTTAGCACTAGAAGACTTCAAACTGAATTTCCATAAGAAGATACTATTTGAATGGGTTAAGATAGTTAAGAAGTTTCTTAGTGCAATAGGACTGGGTTCAATTTTTGAATTCGTATTCTTAACATGGTGTGACTTCCTAAAACTAATTGGTATGCCTATGAGTATCGATTTAAAAATTCCAGCGATTGCAGGTGTTATAACTGCAGTCACAAAAGAAACTGTCAATGCACCAAGAGTTAATTCAGATGACACTAGTGACGAGGGGATTTCATTTACTAAACTAAGACTAGAGTCCCAAGTAGGTATAACAGCATTCTCAGTCTCAACTGGAACAGGGACAGTTCATGTATTTGTTGATGGAGATGAAGTTGAACACGGAGATGGGGTGACAATTTCAGGAAACAATGCAACATTTGATACTACAATATACACCCAAGAAGAATATGATGCAGGGACTACTAAAGATATTTCATTAATTAAGATATCTTAATTAACTAACTCTCACTCATGGTATAAATAGATATATGGCAATAGATATAACCAATCAAAGTAAACAGGTTGCGACTTCAAAACACGCATATTCTGATTTAGACTTATTATTTAGAACACATCCTCAGACTGGAGATGTTGTTGTAAGAACCGATGCAGATGCAGTTAAAAGGTCAGTAAGAAATATCATATTGACCAATCATTATGAGAGACCATTCAAGCCTGGTTTTGGTGCTTCTATAAGAGAATTACTTTTTGAGTTAAACACCTCTAGACAATTACGAAAAGCACAAAACAGGATTAAAAGACTTATAGAAACATTTGAACCTAGAGTTCATGAGGTTAACGTCAGATTACAAGATACGGATACTAATGAAATACAATTAGGCGTCTACTATTCAATTAAAAATGGCATCGCAAAACAATCAATGGAAATGACACTAACAAGGGCAAGATAACATGGCAATTAAAAGTTCACAAATAAACGTCACCGACTTAGATTTTGAAGATATTGGAGCAAACTTAAAATCATATCTACAAGGTCAAGACAAATTAAAAGATTATAACTTCGAAGGTTCAACCATGTCAGTGTTGATAGACCTTCTTGCATATTCATCACATATTAGTGCAGTAAACACAAACATTGCAGGTAGTGAACTGTTCTTAGATTCTGCCCAAATCAGAAAGAACGTAGTGTCTCGTGCAAAGGATTTAGGATTCGTACCTGCGACAGAAAAGTGTGCAGCTGCAATCGTGGACATTGCAATCAATAACGTTAGAAATGTAGATGGAAGCTATCCGACAGTTAGTGAAATGCAATTGGAAAGAGGAAGTATTTTTGAAACAAATTTTGATGGTTATACCTACCAATTTGTTGTTCCTAATACAATTAAACCAACTCAGAATGGAACGACATATAACTATGCAAGTGTTCCGTTAGTTCAAGGAATCTATGCATCGGACAAATTTGTGTTTGACTCACAAATTGCGAATCCAAAATTTGTATTATCTAACTCACGAGTTGACTCATCTAGAATTGAAGTTTCTGTTAACTCAGGTGGAGTTTCTACTGCATACGTTCACGCACTAGATGTATCAGACATCAAAACTACTTCTAAAGTTTATTACGAACAAGAAAACGAAGATGGTTTTAGAGAAATATACTTTGGAGATGGAACACTAGGTGCAGAACTTATAGACGGAGATGCAATTACCGTCACATACATCATAGTAGATACTGTTCACTGTAATGGAGTAAAAAACTTTTCTCAAGTCACTTCTGTTAATGGATATTCGGATTCGACTATCACCGTCACATCGAACGCAGCTGGTGGTGAGGAGAAAGAATCAATCGACTCAATCAAATTTAAAGCAACAAAGTTCTATACATCTCAGAACAGACTAGTCACATTGAATGACTACAAAGCAAAGGTTAAAGAGTATTACCCGAACGCAGATGCAGTTGCAGTATGGGGTGGTGAAGAGAATGACCCACCACAATACGGAAAAGTATTCCTTGCAATCAAACCATTAAACTCAGATTATCTTTCAGGTTCAGAAAAGACTGCAATCAAGTCTAAACTAAACGCATTAAATATGTTAACAGTAAGACCTGAGATTGTAGATGCATCTATTGTTAAAATTTTATTGACCACAACATTTAAGTATGATGAAAGGTCAACATCTCTATCTCAAGGAGAGTTAGAAACAATTGTGACTAATGCAATTATGGATTATGACTCAACAAGCCTTACAAACTTTGATGCAGTGTTTAGACATTCAAACCTTGCAAAGGCAATTGATGAATCCAGTTCTTCAGTACTAAGTAATACCACGAATGTAAGACTAAGAAAGAAAATGGAAGTTAAGACTGGTCAATTGCTAGGATATTTAAATCCGTTTGGGAATGGTTTCTATAACCCAACTTCAGGATACAATGCAGATGCAGGTGGTATCACAGGAACAAGTGGTTTCTACTCAGTAGGAGATGCAACCAATGTTCATTATTTTGATGATGACGGAAAAGGAAATCTAAGAGAATACTATCTCTCAGGTTCAACAAGAATTTATACGAATAGTACTGCAGGGACAATAGACTATTCGACAGGACTAATTACAATCAATGCGATTAACATAACGTCTACCGTTAATGTTGACTCAACGATTGACTTCACCATGATACCTAACGGTAATGATGTTGTTGCAACACGAGGTATCTTAGTTGATATTTCGACTACCGACATTAAAGTATTAGGTGAAGTAGACACCATCGCAAGTGGTGAATCGAGTGCTGGTGTAGGTTTCAAATCTACATCATCCTCTTCATATTAAATTATGAATAAAGTGGTGTGAGATGGTAGGTTCCATGCTCACAGTAGCATCCCATTAACTTGGTTTTTATAGGAGAAAACAAAAATGGCAGATAAAAAAATAAGTGCTTTGACACAAGTAGCAGACGCTGACATCGGTTCAGATGATTTACTACACATTGTTGATAGCCCAGGCGGAACGCCTGTAAACAAAAAGATGACCATTGGTCAATTATTCGAAAATATCCCAACTCACTTAGCAGTTGACGATATTGAGACTCTAACTGCGACTGCAAATAATCTTGCATCAAAGTTCTGTACTCTCATCGATTTGACTGGTGCATCTGCAGACGTTAACTTTACATTAGATAACGGAACAGATACAGGTCAATTGAAAGTAATCGTTGCATCTACTGAACCTGCTGGTTCTCATAGAGCGACTATTGACGTAGCATCTTGGGGGTATTCAGCCGATACAACAGACCAAATCATTCTTGACACAAGAGGTGATGCAGTTATTTGTATTTGGAATGGAACTTCTTGGTTCCCTGTTTCTAATGTCAACGCAACATTAAGCTAGTATAGGAAACTAATATGTCGCATGATAAGTATCTTAAGGATAGACTTTCTTACAGAATTCCATCGCTGC